CTGATATAACCTATATTGGTGGTACGGCTGGTGGTGGTGGCGCTGGTACGTCAGGTACAAGTGGTAGTTCTGGAATTTCTGGTTCTTCTGGTAGTTCTGGAATTTCTGGTTCTTCTGGTAGTTCTGGAATTTCTGGTTCTTCTGGTAGTTCTGGTTCATCAGGAACAAGTGGAATAAACGGAACAAACGGAACAAGTGGTTCAAGTGGTGTAAATGGTCAAAGTTCGAATATATTTTTATATGAGGCAGAGACATCACTTATCACAGGTAATCCTGGTTCAGGTCATATCTTATGGAATAACGCAACTCAAATATCATCAACACAAATAAATATAAACCATCTTACAGATGCTCCAATTATAGATATAGATATATTCCTTTCACTTTTAAGTACAGGACAGAAAGTTACGATACAAGATAGAAACGATAGTGCCAACTATCAAATATGGTCTATAACATCAACTCCAACTTTAATTCCCGGAGTGAGTAATTATTGGACGGTGCCTGTGTCTTTAGTCACATCGGCAGGAACAGGAACAACAAACTTCGCAAACAACCATGAGATATTTATATCAATAACGGCTTTATCAGGAACAAGTGGTTCATCAGGTACATCAGGTTCATCAGGTACATCAGGTTCATCAGGTACATCTGCAAGTAATAACTCATTAGTTTCAAACTCAACGCTTCTATTTTTAGCGGCGAATACATAACTTAATATATACTCTATGAATAAAGTTCAAGAGAGTTAACTAAAATAAAAAAATAATATGGCAACAAGTTTAACATTTACAAGTGCAAGTTTCATAAATACAATATCTATGGCAACCGCATCAGCAGCAACAGCATCAGGTTATCAACCATCATCACCAAATACTCGATATGATATATTAGGTGGAACTGTATCATATGATAGAAGATTATATGGAATAAACTGTACATCAACATTTGGTACAGCAGAGACTGTAACGATATGGTTATCGAATGCCTTTGATAGACAACTTTATCAAGTAAATATACCATTGAGTTCTGGTAATACGACGGCAGCACCAGCTGTTGATTTATTCGGTTCATCTAATGGTGCTAGTATATTTCAAAAACAAAAAGATGCTAATGGAGTTCCATATTTTAACATACCAACTGGACACTCATTAAAGGCATCTTATGGTACGACACTTACTAGTTCTGCCGTTTTAAACTTTGTATCTTTCGGAGAAACTTATGAATAGTGGTTTAATAAATGGTAGTCAACAAGGTGTAAAGAGTGGTATGGCTCTTTCTAATATTTTAAATGGAAAGCGTAGTGGAGGTAATAGCCATATGCCTAGAAGAAAGATGCAAGACCCAGTTGTAATTTCAACTGCTATAAATGATTGTCCGTTTTACTATTGGAATGCCGATAATGTTACTTTATCTGGTGGTTCGGTCGTAGATGTGCCAAATTTATTGAATACATATAATCCATTAACTCAATCAGTGAAATCATACTTTACTACAACAGGTACTATAAATAAAAATACAGGTGATGTTTTTAATGGGAGGTCATCACTAGTATTTAACACATCAAGTACGGTATTTGGAAGACAGAATGATAGTTCGCCAAGTATGACTAATACATCCGAGATGACTTTAATGATGGTTTGTGAACTAAACTCAACAGGTAGAAGTGTTCTTTTCTGGAAAAAAGATGGAAGTAATGACCCAGTATTTCTTGATACTGTTGGTGATTTAAGTGTTGAATATGATGGAACTAATATAGATGTTTTTTTCGTAGGAAATCCAACAACAGAAAAGTGCCAATATAGAGCAGTTGATGCTACTATGAAAAACAACTGGGTTTTAATAACAGTTAAGGCACGATTGTATAATCCACAAGGACTTGGTAGTTGTATAGATATATTCATAAATGGTAAAAGATGTAAAAGTGTTGTTAGTGATACTATTACGTCATTTGGTTCAACACCATCAGGATTGACTTGGGCCAATAGATATATTTTATTTGGAAATACAACTATAGTAGGTAACTCAGGTAATAGGTTGGCTATGGGTTTTATTACAGAACAATGGATGAATGAAAGTGAACAAATAAGATTAGAAAACTATTTTAGATGGTATTATGGAAACAAGTTTTGATAGAACAACACAGAGATTGGAGTTTATAGAAAGTATTCTACTAGACCCACAGATTATACGTGTATATAGGGGTGATGTAAATCCTTACTATACAATAGACCCTTTAGATACATCAGATGAGATGAGAATATACTATTGGGAAGCAGGATTGACAGGTCTATTCGATATCATCGCGATATAAAAACAAAATCATAAATAAATATATTTAATAAAAAGATAATCTAATAATGGCAGAAAATATAAAGATTGATTTACTAATCAACGCGGCCCAATCCGCCAAGACAATTCAAGAAACAAAGAAGGCTTTAAGAGATTTAAAGAGTGAGGCATTGAATTTAAAAGAAGGTACTGCTGCTTTTACAAAAGTCGCAACTGCTGCTGGTCAATTACAAGATAAGATTGGTGATTTAAGTGCGACTACTAAATATCTCGGTGATGATTTAAGAAATATAAAAGCTATATCTGGTATAGGTCAAGGTATTGCGGCTGGATTTGGAATTGCGAGTGGTGCAGCTGCTCTTTTTGGTGGTGAGAATAAGAAACTTCAAGAGAGCATGGTTAGATTACAAGCTATAATGGCTGTAATGCAGGGTATGGAACAAATTGGAATAGTTCTTCAGAAAGAAAGTGCCGCTATGTTAGGTATTCAAAATGCTACTAGAAAAGTTGCTATATTTTTAACATCTGAACAGGCTGCTGCTGAGGCTGCTGAAGCGGCTGCTGCTGGTACGGCTACATTAGCACAAAAGGCTTTAAACCTTGCTATGAGAGCAAATCCACTTGGTATATTAATTACTTTAATTGTTGCTGGTGTTGCTGCTTTAACTTTATGGAGCAATTCATCTAGTAAGGCAGCTGAAGCAGAAAAGAAAGCGAATGAAGAAAAGAAAAAGAGTATAGCTTTATTAAAGGCTCAAAAAGAGCAGGCTGATAAACAGAATAATTACTTATCAAAAGAATTAACTGGATATTATTTATTAACTGAGCAATTAAAGAAGACAAATCCTGGTTCAGCTGAAAGATTAAAGTTAATCAAAGAGATAAATGGAACTTATGGTACAACCTTAAAAAACTTAAAGGATGAAAAGGAATTTCAAGCCGCTGTATCTGGTTCTGTTGAAGATTATATAACAATGTTAAAGTTAAAATTTAAAGTTCAAAGTTTAGAAACAACCATAAACGCAAATTTAACTAAACAAAGAGACTTGAACGCAAAGATTGCTGCTGAGGAAAAGCAATATGCTAAGGATAGAATATGGGCCAATAATAATGCTTATGTAGATTTTGATAGAGATGCAAGATTAGTTACACTAAGAAATGATTTAAGAGCTGCTGAAGAACGACTTGTTGGATATACAACAGCTTCTTTAGATGCAAATGAAAAGATAAATGCCTCAGGAATACATACAGCAGAAACTATTGTAGACAATGATAAAAAAGTTGTTAAAAGTAATGCTGATAAGAATAAAGCAATTGAAGAAGCCAATTTAAAGGCACTTGAAAATGAAGGTAAAATTAGAGATTTAGTTGCCAAAGGTATAACTGATGCTGAGGAAATCCGTATAAATTTAATGGAGGATGGGTTTGAAAAGGAAAGTGCTTTATTAAGAAAACAAGAAAAGGATGAAGTTAATAAAGTTGAAGATAATTTAACTGAGATAAAAAAATTAGTAGAGGAAGCTGAAATTGAAAAACTTAAAATATCTGGTAAATATATTACTGATAAGAATAATGCTGGATATAAGGACCAGCAACTTGAACTTAGATTAAGAATAAAACTTAATGATGATATAAGAAGTGAAGAAGAAAGAGCTAATTTAAGTAGAATTAGAATTCAAGAATACTATGCTAAAAAACATAATGAAATATCTGAAAAATACCTTGGTACAGATATTTTAAAGGTTGTTCAAGATAATGCTACTTATGAACAATCCATATTAAATGAAAAATACAAGAATGCTGAAATAAGTGGTGAAGAGTATTTAAAATCAACACAAAAATTAGCTGATGATTTAAAGATTATTCAAGATGAGGTCGCAAAGAATTCAACAGTGGCTCTTCAAAAAATAACATCAATATCTATAGTTGACCCTCAAAATTTTACAAGTATAGAAAAACAGGCAGATGCAGTTAAATCATCAGCTACAAAAACGGCTGAAGAATTAGTAGAAATTGAAAAAGATAAGAATATAAAACTGGCTGAGGAACAGGTTAAAGCTAATGCTAAAATTGATGCTTTGATTAAGGAACATGATGAAGCAGTACTTGCTGAGGAAAAGAAAAAGGCAGAAATGAAAGTTCAAGCTTATGTTGAATTAGAAGCAACACTACAAGCAGCAGCTTTATCTATATTTAATAATGCGATGGACCAAAGAAGTAAGGCTAATCAAAAAGAGTATGATAATAAGATTGCTCTTATAGATGCTGAACAACAAGCTTATGAAAACGCACAAGCAAATAGAACAACTTTACAACAAGCACAATATGATGCTGAACAAGGATTTGCTGAACAAAAGAAAAATGCTGAAAGAAAAAGACAAATTGAAGAGGATAAGATTAAAAAGAAACAATTTAACGCACAAAAGATAAATGATGCTGCTAATATCGCCATTAAAACGGCATTGGCTGTTATGAGTTCGGTTGCTGCCTTTCCTTTAACTGGAGGTATGCCATTCACGGCTATAAATATAGCAATTGGAGCAATAGAAGCAGCTGCGGTTTTATCTAAAAAATATATACCAACATACGCAACGGGTGGTTTAGTTAATGGACCTGGTACTGGTACTAGTGATAGTATAAATGCTAGATTATCAAATGGTGAAAGTGTTATAAATGCTAAATCAACTTCAATGTTTGCACCAATGTTAAGTGCTATAAATCAAGCCGGTGGTGGAGTTGCTATACCACATACAAAGAATAATATATTCACACCATCATCAACATCATCTTCATCAGTAATGGATAGTGAAGGTATAATAAATGCTATAAATGAATTAAATAACAGACCAGTTGAAACTTATGTTAAAGAGGTTACAATTACAAATTCTCAAAATAGAGCAGATAAATTAAAGAGGAGAACCTCATTTTAATATACAAAAAATACAAAAAATATATTTATATTATGGAATTAAAAACTTACAGAGTTATAGTAAATGCTGATGATGATTTAACTGGCGTTTATGCGGTGTCACTTGTCGACCAACCAGCAATCGAAGTAGATTGGATTAAATTAGGAAAAGTTGAAGAGTTTTTCTTTTCAGTTAATAAAGATAAACAAATGTTATTTGGACCTCTTTTAATACCTAACAAACTTATATTGAGAAAATCAGCAGATGGTGAAATGTTTAATATAATGTTTGATGCTGAAACCATTCAAATTATAGCTGATAAATATAACGAGAATAAAATCAATGATATATTTAACTTTCAACATAGTGATAAAGGAGTAAATGCTGTTTTATTACAAAATTGGATTACTGGTAAAAATGATAAATCACATGATTATGGATTTGACCTTCCTGAAGGAACGTGGTTCGCCGGAGTTAAAGTAAAGGATGAAGAGTTTTGGATGAATGAAGTTAAGACTGATAAAGTAAAAGGATTTTCAATCGAAGTTAAGGCTGATGTTGAACTTATAAAAATGACGGCTGAGGCCGATAAAAATGAAAACATAAAACTTATGGATTACAAAACAAAAGATGGACTAACTCTTAGATGGGATGGTGAGGCTGCTGTTGGAAGTGAAGTATTTTTAGTATTGGAAGATGGAACTGCGGTTGCTGCTGATAATGGAACTTATGAATTGGAAGATGGTACTAAAATCGTTATCGCTGAAGGTAAAGTTAGTGAAATCATCGCTGCTGAGGTTGTTGAAGAAGCTGCTGAAGATTTGGCAATCGCACCTGACACAACAGGATTATTAGAGGTGGTACAACCACTTATTGAAGAGTTAAGAGGCGTTATTGCTGAACTATCTTCAAGATTAGACAAATTAGAAAATGTTGAGACTATTGAAGAAGAGACAACATCAACTGAAAACTATAGAATTGTTGAACTTGAAGCTAAATTAGAAAAATTATCTCATTCTGCTGGTGCTCCTTCAGTAACTAAAAAGACTGATAGTGAAGTTAAAAAACAAGTACAAAATGATATTATTCTAGAAAAGATTAGTTTCTTCAAAAGAAAGTAAATATACAAATTAATTAACTATTATACTTAATGTATAAAAATAAAAACAAAAATAAATTATGAAAAAAAATGATTTCAAATTAGCTTTCACTGATAATACAGTTTTTACTGGTATTGATGCTGAAGGATTTTATGCAGAAGCACTTTTAACTGGAACTTCGAAAGAACTTTTCAAATTAATTCCAAACGTTAAATCAAAAATTAAATTAGGTGAATTGTCTATTGGTGATATCTTAAATGATGCTGACTGTTCATTCTCATCTCAAGGTGAAGGTACTTTAAGTCAAAAAGCTTTCGAAGTATCACCTATTAAAATCAATTTAGAATATTGTCAAAGAACTTTCGAGGTAAATTATTTATCTTTATTGTTAAGACCAGGTTCTAACTCTGACGAGATTGTACCTCCAACAGTTGAAAGTTTCTTGTTAGACCAAGCTGCTAAAAAAGTATCTGCTGATACAGAACAAATGGTATGGAAATCTAACCACCCTGGTTTCAACTTCTATCCAAATAACATCCCTGGTGCTCAAGACGGAATTATCCTTCAATTAGAGAATGACGCAACTGTTGTTGATGAACCTGGTATTCCTTTAGATGCTACAAACATCATCGCTGAACTTGGAAAAGTTTATAATGCTATCTTACCACAATTGTTAGATGCTGACGATATGAGAATTTTAGTTCCATCAACTGCTTTTAGATTTTACAGACAAGCACTTGCTGCTGCATCTGCTGAGGCATTCTTCATGCAAAACTATACTGAACTTTCTTTCTTAAATGTAAGATTGGTTGAAGTTAAAGGATTGCCAAATGATATGATGGTTGCTACAAGATTATCTAACTTAGTTTTATTAACTGATTTAATGTCTGATTTTGATGATATTCAAATCTTACCACAAAAATCTGTAACTGGTGTTCCAGTTGTTAGAATGATTGGTGAATTCAAATTAGGACAAGGATATATCTTTGGTTCAGAAGTAGTTTTCTATCACTAAATAAAATTAATATAAACCCCTTCTTAGTTGAGGGGGTTTAATAAAACTAAAAATAAATTATTATGGCAATATGTAATGCTTTAACAACAGGATTGAATAAATCATGTGATACTAACGCAGGTGGATTGAATAAGATATACATTACTGATTATGAAAATGTTTCTTCTTATACAGTTGGTGCTGGTACAGGTGGTGATTGGATTACTGGTATAACTATGGCTGGACCAGCGTTATTCTATGAATTTCAAACAAATAAAAACGTATGTAATTTCGTTGAAACAGTAGCAATCGATTTAGTAGCTGGAACAACATTCTTTAATCAAATCGTAACAGTAGTTCTTTCAAGAAGAGAAACTATTAAAAGAAATGCAATCGAAGAATTAACTGACGGACAAAAACAATTATGTATTATCGTTTTAGATAGTAACGGATTGTACTGGTTCAGTGGATTAGATGAAGGTTCTTATGTATCAGCAATCGATGGTGGTTCAGGAACTGCTAAGGCTGACGCGAATGGATATACTATAACAGCAACAGCAATGGAGGCTATTCAAATGTATCAAGTTGACCCAACGATTATCTCTTCTATTATCTAATAGAAATGTACTTAAAAAAGAGGCATCTATATGGTGCCTTTTTTTATATAAATTAATTTTAATTATGTATAAAATTAAAGAAGAATTAAAAAATAAAGATATAAAAATTGGTGGTGTTCTTTATGAAAAAGTAATTTTTAATAGAGATATTGAAACTTTAACAATCATTATTGATAAAAACGAAAAGTTATTACCTTATGTTGTAGAGACTGAATATTCTGGATATCAAGATGAAATCAATTCAATTAATGAAAATCTTGATATATTAAAAAGTGAGAATGAGGAATTATCTTTAGCATCAGAAAGATATGATAAAAGTTTAATGAAGGCTACTAATAAACATAAGGCAGAAGTTGAACAATCAAAAGCTAAATTAGATGAACTTAATAATGAATTACAAAATGCAAATAATAAAAGTGAAGATTTAAATAAACAATTGAAACAAGTTCAAAATATTAATGCTGAATTACAAAATAAGAATGCTGAGTTAGAGGATAGAATACAAGCATTAAAGAAGCTTAATGACGAATTGAAACAACTTATCGAACAATTGTCAAATCCATCATAGTGTCTTTAGACACTCTCGTTTTACCAGTAATTCAATCGTTAAAAACTCAGTTTTTAGACCATCCTTTCTGGGTGGTTTTTTTTATTAATAAACAAAAATACTGCTTTTTATATTTAGAATATGGTAAGATTAAATGATGGACTAAATGATATTTTTGTTACTATTACTGAAAATGGTGGTGGTGATTATTTTATATTAAGAGTTGTTGATAATATGGATATAAATGTTGAAAGTTTATGTATATTAGGTAATAATATATCACCAGACCCAACAAGATATGATAAATTTGAATTAAATGTTGCAACAGCCTCTGCTATAACTGAAGGACTTTTTGTAGCAATAAATGAAAATGGATTTGCTTGGAATTCATCCGATGGATTTTCTTGGGCAACACATTCAGCAGCAACTGGAAATGAGATATGGTTGACTTATTTAAGTGAGAGAAAAAGATTATTTGCAGTATCATATGCTTTTAATCAGAGTGAATGGACTGATAATCCATATGAAAGTTGGACACCAACATATACACCATTTAATTTAACAACAAGAGTTAGTTATTCTCCAAAACTTGATAGAGTTATTGGTTTTAAGTATGATGAAAATTATATTTTATATTCGGATGATGGAGCTGTAACCTGGGCAACAGCCTCTTATAATACTCCAATTGAACCTTTTTTACCAGCATCATGTTGGTCCACTGAATTAGATAGATGGATGTTAGTTGGTGGTAACTTTGTTGCTTTTTCACCTGATGGAATAAATTGGGATGAAGTATCAACTGATTTACCAAACGGTTCTCATGAGTATTTAGGATGGATTAAAGAATTAAATTTATATCTTCTTTTAAGAGGTGAAGAGGCTACATCTCCTAGTCAAATATCGAGTGATGGGTTAAGTTGGTTCCCAGTTTATGTTAATTCAGGAGGTTCATACTGTTCTTTTACTGATTTTGCTTATGGTGGTATAGTAGATGAACAATTAATTGTTGCGGTTGGATATCATCCAGATATTGTAGCAACTGATACTATATCAACATCACCAAATGGAATTGACTGGACAAGAAGAGAAAGTCCAATTGATGGAAATTGGGTAGCTGTTGATTGGTCACCAGTTCTAAATATGTTTGTTGCAACACCAAGAGATGCCACTCCTTTTATTGGTTCTTATGATGGTATTAATTGGTTTGAATGTTCTGGTCCAACCATTGGAGCTTTTAATGATATGTTATGGGTTGAAACATCAGGTTATAATAATGAAATTTTAATACTAAAAGAAAAAGGACAATATAATTATGAAATCTGGGGAATGACTGGTTCAGCTCCGTTTGGTGAACAACCAATAATATACGAAGGTGGAACTCTATTAGAAAAAGGTAGAATAATTCTACAATAAAAAATAAATAAAAATTATGGAATTATTTGGATATAATTTATCAAAAAAAGTACAACCTATATCAGTTAATGCTGAGGTTATTAGCAAACCACAAATGACTAATGATATAATTTCATTATCAATAATGGTTGATTTACCAAAGATTAAAGAAAGTAGAAATAAAGTTTATGTTGAATACGGAGTGGATAACCAATATCCAGAATTCTTAAAAGATTTGTATAGTTCATCACCAACTCATAATGCCATTGTTAAAACTAAATCATTAATGGTGGTTGGTGAAGGATATACTTATGATGATACTTTTTTAAGTGAGGCTGATAAGATTAATGTCTTAAAAATAGTTGGTAGATTAGAAAAAGAGTTTAACGCCTTATCATTAGATTTCCAATATATGGGTGCAATGGCTTTTGAGATTATATGGTCATTGGACTTTTCAAGAGTAGTTGAAGTTAATAGAGTTGATGCTTCTAAATTAAGAAGTGGTAAATTTAAAGATGGAGTTGTTGAAGAATGGTTCTATAAAAGAGATTGGTCGGATAGAAGAGAAGAAATATCTTGTATTAAAGCCTTAGATAAAAGTAATAAAACTGACCACAGACAACTTCTTTATGTTCCAGGTGAAATGGTATCAAATGAATATTATGGTGAGCCAGGGTTCATTGGAGCTATTGATTGGATTGCTTTGGAAGCTCAATGTGGTGTATATTATAGAAACTTAATTGAAAATGGATTTTCACCATCAGTTGTTGTTAAGTTTTTTCAAAAACCAGGTAATCAAGAAGAGAGAGATGCCATAGTTGGTGGAATGAAAAGAGCTTATACTGGAACAAAAGGTTCAAAGTTTTTAGCAGTATTTAGTGATGGTAAAGAATTATCACCAGAGATTACACCAATGGAAGTATCCAATATGGATAAACAATATACGGTTTTAGCTGACCAGATTACTCAAAAAATATTAACTGGTGAAAGAGTAACAACAACAGAATTATTCGGAATAGCTTATCCAGGTCAATTAGGTTCGAGTGATTTTGATATTAAAGTTAGATGTTTTGAAAAATTTGTCATAAGACCAGACCAAAAGATATTCGAAGCAGCAATAAATGAAATATTATCATTAAATGGATATGATGTTAATTTTAAATTAAAACAGTTTGTAATATAAAAATAAATAAATAATTATGGCAGCATATACACCGTGGATTACACAACAATACTTAAAAACAATAACACCAATATCAACGAATATAGATGTTAATGAAATAGCAAATCATATTGAAACAGCAACTTATATTAATATAAGAGAGTTGTTAGGTAAAAACCTTTATGAAGATATTAACACAAAGTTTGTTAGTGGAACTTTTTCAGCAATTGAAACTGAATTGTTCGATATATTAAAACAAACTTTAGCTTATAGAGCTACGTGGTTAGCCATTCCCTTCTTAGGAATAAAAATCCGTTCAAAGGGAGTTGTTAGGTTGAATGATGAGTTCGCTCAATCTGTATCACTAGATGATATGAAGTATTTGAGGAATGAATTAAATAATAGAGCTGAATACTTTGAAAATAGAGTTCAAGAGTTCTTATGCCAATTTTCAGTCGATTTCCCACTTTATACAAATGATACTAATCCTCGTAACCAGATATATCCAAACTTTAATAATCCTTATGATAGTGATGTTTATATTGATAGTAGAGATAGAGAGAATATAAGAAGAAATAGATACTTTTACGGACCAAACGGTTCTCAACCAGGAAATACTTATTAAGATATGTGTATAGATAATTTAGATAATATAAAACGTTCAATTAAGAATGATGAAAAGGCAATCAAACTAGCTAAACATATTAAATTAGTTAATGAGTTAGGTGAGCCTGCTGAAAATTATAGAATAATTGATAGAAAAGAAATGACTTATGATGATATACAAGAATATAATCTTGCTATAAAAACAGGAGTACCTGGTATAAAGCCAAAAAAAAGTCAAATAATTAAAAGACCAACTTTTGGTGATAAGTATGAGATTAGATATAATTATGATTTAAGAGAAGAATTATCTGGTCCAAAACTTTTAGATACGTCAAGAGATTTTTGTGTTAATATAATTGATGCTAACAAAATGTACTTAAAACAGGATATAGATAAAATGAGTAATGGATTTGAATTATCAGTTTTTGAATACTCTGGTGGTTATTGGAATAATGATGGAATTATAGAAGCAAAGTGTAGACATTCATGGTTCTTAAATTTTGTTGAAAAAATAAAATAAAATAAAATATGAAGACATTGAGTTTATTTTTACTATCTATATTAACACTTCTAACACCCGTTAAAATGTTAATCCTTATCATTACATTATTTGTAGCCATTGACACCATCTATGGTATTTATTATACTATAAAAAAGAGGGGTTTAAAATCTTTTAAGAGTAATTATTTATTCAATATAGTAATAAAAACTTTCTTTTATGCTGGTTCAATAATACTTCTTTTCTTAATTGATAAGTTTATATTTGGAGGTTTATTATTCGGGATTGAATTTTTATTATCAAAAAGTATAACTATATTATGGTGTTATATTGAGATTAAATCAATTGATGAGACCTCAATGAAGATGGGAAATCGTTCTATATGGATTATAGCTAAAGAAGCTATTGCAAAATATAAAGATATTAAAAAAGACATTACTGGTCTTGAAGAAAAAAAACAATAATATGTTAGAGAAATTGATGAGACTTAGATTTATTCTAGCAACTAAAAAGATAGGATTTGATTTTGATGGAACTCTTTCGACTAGTAGAGGTCAAAACTTATTTAAGAGTTTAACTGGCACTATGTATGTTATTACAGCTCGTAATCACCAATCACCAGATGTATTTAAGGTAACTGATAGATTAGGTGTTCCGAGAAGCAGAGTATTCTTTACTGGTTCAAATCAAAATAAGGCTGAAAAGATTAAAGAATTAGAGTTGGATATATTTTATGATAACAATCCTTCGGTACATTCATTATTACCATCAATTGTAAGAAACTTCTAAAGGGGCAACAGATATATTTATATATAATTATAGGTGTTTTGACATAAACATTTTTATATTTTTTTTGAAACCATCTATTTTTATAGGTGGTTTTTTTAATAACAAAAGGCCTATTAAATAATATAATAACTATGGGTGT